GGACTCGCTGAAGTCACCCAGCATAATGTCCCACTTCGAGCCGATGGTGGAGCAGAACTCAGTGGGCACGACGGGCAGGCCAAACAGGCCACCGAGGGGGAACTTCCGGAAGTCGAGGGCGTAGATGGGCTGATCTGCGATCTTCAGCAAAGGCAGTTGCGGCAGACAGTCCTGGTTCACAAACCAACACGCCCTGGTCAGGTCGCCACGGAAACGGCCAAGCATCTTGACGACGTTTTCCGCCACGATGGTTCCGGCGGGCTGGCTGGTCTCCTTGGCCACGGAAACGGGCAAGTCGGAGTTGATGATTCCGAGACATTCACCAGCGCCGGTGCCGGACCAGATTTCACGATCCAGCTTGAAGGCGAGCTGCTGTCTCAAATTTCGCTTCACATAGGCACCCATGGCCGCCGCGTCCCGGAGCATCCGGCCAGTCACATAGACCAGGCCATACATGTCTTCCAAGCGCAGTTCGCGATCCTTGAGCTTGGCCTTGCCACCGGCCAGCATTTCGTCCGCTTCGCCCTTGCGGTAGACCTGGATTCCGTTGATTTTGCCGTCGGAACGGTCGCGATCATCGGCGGCCAGATAGGAAAACCCGTCCGAGTTCGCGCCAATCGGCTGCCGGGTGCAACGAGAAGCCAGAACGCCGGTTTCAATGGCCGTGGTCATGATGTCCTTGGCCTTGTCGGTCTCCACCAGATAACCACCATCGGCATCGACGCCGGTGGACGCACCCGAGGCCGCGTTCATGACTCGCGTGTAGCGTTCAGCCGCTGCGCTCTTGGCCTTGAGGTCCGAACCCGTGGTCATGGCCACAACGTCAAGAAGCTGCTCGCCCAAATCCTTGTAAACGCTCGGCTGTCTGTTGATGCTGATATGCGAGCCATTCCAGGCGCTGTTCGCCACTGCACCCGCGTCGGCGGGATCGGAAAGGCCGTTCAGCTTGCGGAAGTTTTCCGCCTTCTTGGCCAGCGACTCAGCCTCAGCCATTAAGGTGTCAAACTTGGACTGGTCGGCCTCGGACAGGGTGTCCTTGGAATTCAGCGCGGAACAAAGGTTGTGGATTTCCTGCTGCCGTGCTCTGATACTGCTAAGATTTCTCATGTAAAAAACTCCTCTAAATCGAGATTGAAAGTTGCTGAAGTTTCAGCGCACGACTGCGCTTTTCCTTGTCCGGGTCGGCTGCGTTCGATGCGCCAGCCTCGAAGATCCTATCTACAAATCCCGCCGCCTTTGCTTCGTCCGCCGTGAACCACGTTTCCGAGTCCATCCATTTTTTAATCTGCGCTTCGGGCTTGCCGGTTCGGCGCTGGTAGGTCTTCACGATGTTGGCAGAGGTTCGGCGGAGCAGGGCCGCGTAATCGAGCATTTCCAGTTCGCCGCCGCAACAACACCCCCAAGCATTATGGACCATGAACATAGCGCCGGATGCCATTTCCACTTCCCTGGCCGCGATGGCTAGGCCCGTGGCTGCGCTGGCCGCCATGCCGTCAATGTGGGCAATGACCTTGCTGGGATGTTGGGCAACGACCACACGCATGGCTTCGGCATCCAGTACGCCACCGCCTGGGGAGTTGATGCGCAGGTGAATGGTTTTCGCCTTGATGGCGGCGAAGGCTGGAACCCATTCTTTCGGGTCGATTCCCCACCAGCCACCAATGGCATCGTAAACATAGACCGTGGCTTCATCCTTGGCGCTGTTCACGATCGTGGCGGGGCTGATCTGTGCGGGCTGTCCTGCCTTGACGCGGGCCTTCGCCTCAGCTTCGGCTTGCGCAAGCAGTTCCCTTGAGTTGGTAGGCCGGAAATTATTCATTCGTTTCCCCCTTGCCTGCGGGCACTGGCACAAAAAGCTCGTTCCCACCTTCGAGAGGCGGAAGGTTTTCGAGACTGCGGACCTCGTTCACGGTCATGAATCCAGGGCTCTGCGTGCCACCCACGGCGGCCTTGTAGAACTCGGAGCGGCCCTTGCTGTCGGCACGCAAGAGGGCGTCCAGATTGAACTTGCAAAAGTAGTCCCCGCGTCCAAGCAACTTCCGGTCAATTTCCTGTTCCAGGCCCTTGAGGATGTCGCGGAGCGTGAACTTGACGAACCCGAGAGTCTGTTCTTCGATGCCTGACCCCCAACTTGTGCTTTTCGACGTATGCCCGACCATGTGAGGCGGGACGCCGTAAAACCTGCAAATGTCTTCCACCTGGAAGTTGCGGGCGTCCACGAGCTGGGACTTCTCAGCGTCAAAGTCGATTCGCTTGATGGTCGCGCCACCGGAAGAAACAAGAGGGAGGCGATGGCGGCCTATGCCGGTGCGGACCTTCTGGTAATTTTCCATGATGAGCTTGAGTTGATCTTCTTTGATCGTGCCAGGGAATTCCATGGCGATGTCGGCGGCGTTGCCTTGGCTGAAAAATCGCTCGTTGAACTCCTGAGCCGCTGCGGCCAGCCCAACTGCATCACGGGCACATTCCAGGGGGGCGCGGCCTTGCTTGCCGTCCCAGCCGATGAAGGCGAAGTGCAGCATGTCGCTCTGATCGAACTTGCGTTGCTCGCCAGACTCCACCCGCACCTGATAAAACAGCCGCCGCCGGTCCTGCGAAAAGTCGGTCGAAACGCTTGTGGGCGGGGCCAGCGTGATTGCCACCGGAATGCCTGACCGGGATCGGTCAATCAGCCCGTATCCGTTGCCACGCATGAGCGCCCACCAGATATAATTTTTCCAGAAGGCGTTGGCCGTCATTAGGGGGTTCGGTTCGTTGTGCAGAAGCCAGTGTGCCGGGTGCGTTCGTGCCGGTTCGGCCCGCTCGCCACTGTAGCGGAAGACCTCACAGGGGAGGCTTGCCACGGTCCCGGCAATCAGGGACACGCACCGATAGACCACGCTGATACGCATGGCGGTCTGCTCGTTGACCACCATCCCGGCAGCGGTTGGCACGCCGTAACCGCCAAAAAGCAATTCGATGGCTTTTTCCTCGGCAATGGCGTCCTTGTATGCGTTCTCAGGTTGCGCCTTCTTGAACCATGAGAGCGGATTCAAGTTCATCGCGTGGAGTCCTTAGGGTGGTCGCATATATAGTCCACAACTGCGTCCGCCGCTTGTTCGATTTCGCCCGGCGTCAGCTCAAAACCGGCGCGTTGCATTTCCAGCAGGGTTTGAAGCAAGTCACCTTGCGACAACTCAGCCAGCGCGGCGATTTTTTTCAAGCGTGCGACCGCTTCCACGTCCATCCAAATCGTATGTCTAATTTTTTTTCCCATGATTGCCTCCGTGATTCGGACAATTCATACTTTTCAGACAAAATTCCCCCTCGAACTCTTTCACGGGCTTGCAGACAGATTTTCCCGATGGATTGCCCTAAAAAAAGTTCCCTCAATTTTGCACGCACAAAAGAATTAGAGCCAACGACGGTCTCCGGGGTGAAGCCGGGAAGATTTGACTCCCCCCACCTCTGGCCACGGTGGCCGTCCTGCATCCTGAGCGCCCGCGTCCTGCGTCCTGGCCGATGCCGTGGCGCTTTGGTCATGCGTTGCGCTCGGCTTCTCTGCGGGCCTTCTGCGTGGCTTGGGGCTTGGTCAGTCCCATGTCTGCCTTGACCATCGCGACGTAGCGCCATGAGCACCCGAGCTGCTGGGCAATCTCGTTGTGACTCAGGCCCTGTTCAATCATCGGGGCGATTTGGTCTTTCAGCACCTGCTTGGGCTTGCCTGGCAGGGAAACGTTCATCGCCCCGAACTCGGCTTGCAGAACCTCGAACGCCACCGCGCCCACCACCGCCTCGATGGCCTGGCCCGCGCCTGGACGCTTGGGGATGTAGAGGGACAAACCGCCGAACCTGGCCAGTAGCCAGGCCGTGGCCTCGGGGCCGATCAGGGCTTCAAGGTCAACGCGTGAAATCGTGATTGCCATGAACTATTTCTCCCCGCGCTGTTGCGCTTTGAGTTGTTCGAGTTCGGCCCGGAGCTTCGAGACCTCAGCCCACAAGAGGGCGGTCTTTGCATCCAGGCTTGAATCCAAGAGCGCAGTCTCATCTTCGAGCACCTGCACCCGCTCATAAATGTCTGGCGTTCTCATGCTTCCCCCTGGTCCTGTAGTGATTGGACATAGACCGACTCCACCGCGTCCATGAGCACCACCGGCCACGACTCGGGCATGGTCAGCCCATGCCAGCCGTTGACGTGGAATCCTGGCCATTCCGCTTGCAGTTCAGCCAGGAATCGGCGGCACCCTGCGGGCGTCCACTCGGGGGCGTAGTAGCCACAACAAAGAAGGTCTTCGGCCATGGTCGGGGGGATGGAGAGGGGAGAGCCCGCAGGCCCTCCGGTCAGCTCGTTGATGATGGCGGTCTTGTGCTGCCTGGCCAGGGTCACGAGTTCGGGCCGCTGGTCATGCGGGACTTGGGAGAGGTCCAGGGCCAGTTGCCCGGCCTGGTCAATTTTGGGGATTGCGCCACGGTTGCGGATGAGGGAGGCGGCGCTCATATCGTCACCTCATCGGGAATAGGACTACTAAGAAAATCATTCAAAGTATTCAAACTAGGACAACTAGGACATTGACCACTTTGAACAGTTTTACCACTTTGAACAGATTGACCACTTTGAATGGAATAAAGCCCATACCCACAAGGAAAAAGAAAACCTTCTTCAACCAGTTTTTTTATTAACTTGCTTGTGTTGGATAGGGTCTTGCCGGTCTCAGCCGCCACCATTCCAGAACTGACTGGCTCGCCGTGGTCTTTAAACACCTGTAGGATGGCCAGGCGTTCGGGGCTCAGGTCCACCTCATCCTCGTTGGCGAAGCCGGTGCAGGACCAGCCCGGATTGCTCCATGCCAGGTCATACGAATGGCCTTCAATATCCCGGCCTGTGGTCTGTAGGATGGCAGTTGGGGCACCGCGCTTGCGGGTCAAGAGCATGGCCGTGTCAGCGGTGCCGAACTGGCCCATTGAGCCGGTGATGCTGTCGAAGGGGTCTTTCGAGGTGCGCAGCTTGGTCATGTGCGTCACGATCAAGATGCAGATCCCGTGCTTGTCAGCCAGGGACTTGATGCGGGTCATGATGATGCTGTCGTTCTCGTAGGCGTTCAAGCCCTTGCTCTTTGCCTTCGGCCCGACCTTGGCCAGTGTATCGATGACAACGAGCTTCAAGCCCTTGGGCACACTTTCTTCAACGTATGCTTCAAGTTTTTCCAGCCCACCTTCGTCATCGAATCGCGGCCAGTTGATTTGAAAGTCCACGTTGGCGAGACCGGCTTTGACGGCGGGCTCATTCCTGAGCAGGGACTTGAGGCGGTCCTGTAGTCGGCGCTTGCCGTCTTCCAGTGCCAGGTAGAGGCTCCTTGCCTGTGGCGTCTGGAAATGGCCTAGGACGCGGCATCCTGCGCCCATGCCAAGGCATATTGAATAGATCAGCCACGACTTCCCCAGCTTCGGACCACCGGCCAGGATGGCCAGTCCCTGGGGGAGCAGATCGGGCACCGCCCACCGGACTTCCGGTAAGTCCATTTCGAGCAGGTCGGCACCGTTGAAGATACCGGCCAGGCATTCACGAGCATGGGCTTCCTTGGCCGCGTTTTTGCCCGCCGTCTGCCCGCCGTTATGGGGCCAATCAGACTCCCCGGACTCGGGCACCAACGCCAGGGCCTTCTGGATCGTGTCGGCACCGTAGGTGCTAGGGCCGCGCCTTGAATCCCACTTCTCGCGCATGAGCCCGGAGGATCTGAACAGGCGGTCAATCTGCGCAGGGTCACGGGTCCAGAACGCCAGGACGCTGCACAGGGCCATATCCGCCGCGCTGTGGTCATCACCATGCTCGGACAGGTCGCCGCGCATGAGGGCGTCGAACTTCGCGCCGTTCGCTGCCTGCCTGGCCCGGTCAATCAGCACCTGATCTTCCAGGCCCATGCTTTCGGGGCCTGGCCGCGCATCCTTCTGTGGCTTGTCCTTCGCCTTGCCGTATTTCGCCTGCAACCAGTCCAGAGCGGCCTGGCCGTCACCGATTTCAAGGCCGGAGAAGTCCGAAAAGGGCTGTCCGGTCACGGTGAAATAGCGCCCGGTGTCGTACATCTCAATCACGCCCGGATCGTCCTTGGCCACAGGGCGGAGCTTGTGCCAGGCATCGGGGAGCAAGGTTCCGTTACAAATAAGGTGCAGGCCGGTCCCGCTGGGGCTTACCTCGATGAAAGCGCAGTCCTTGAAGGTCTGCACAATTTCAGCCGCCCATGGATGGAGAGCGCCTCCGGCATCGAAAGCGTTGTCCAGATCCACACCGGCATGGGGCGTTCCGGTGAAGACATAGCCCACACCGTCAAGTCCTGTCTGGATCTTCGCCGTCATGGCCGCCTCAAGGGTGCCCCAATGTTCGGGATTCGTTGAGTCCGCACCATACTGTGGGCTGCGGGGCTGTCTGGGCTCTTTCGTCGGCTTAGGCTGTTTCTCTTTCTGGACCAGCTTCCAGCCCACCCAATTCGGGGAGCTGCGCATTTCCAGGGGCACGCGGGAGAGGGCGGCCAGGGACTTTTCGAGCGCTTCCTTGTCCACGGCTTGAAATTGTTGGGCACTCATGCGCCCCCCCTGGCCATGCGCTGCAACCGGACCATTTCCGCCTGTTCTTCCTCGTACTCGCTGCGGGCGTCTTCGAGCTGCGCTTCAAGCTGTTCCTTTTGGGCGATGTGGTGCGAGAGCAGAAATTCAATCTGCACGATCTCACGCCACTTATGGCTCATGGTCTCGGCATGGCGGAAATAATGCTCTTTGAGCAGATCCACGGGCTCATAATTTTGTTGACAAATATGTGAAAAGGCTTCATGGTTTTCCTGCGGAAATGATCCATCCCCGCGATAGTCCTTGAAGCCCGGCCCGCCAGCCGGGTTTTTTATTTGCTGCTGCATGTCCACCCCCTCACGCCATGGGTTCGACGGTTCCGGCGTCCATGAAGTCTTCGAGGTCGCGCATGGAATAGCGGACACACCGTCCGAGCTTATGGTAACGGGGGCCTTTGCAGAGGTATCGCCACATTTGCAAAGTTTTGACCTTCATCCCGAGGACGATGGCCGCGTCTGTCTCATTCAATAGGGGATGGCGGGGAGGTTGTTTGGCGTTGATGTGGTCGGTGATGCCTTGGACGTGCTTGGAGGTGTTGCGGTCGATTCTGGTCGTGGCTTCCATGATTTTGCTCCATGGCCTGATGGCCGGGGAAAAAATTAACCGCCCCTCGGGGAATCCGAAGGACGGTTATTGGAAACCAGAGAAAAGAATGGCTAAACCCGAATTCGGGTAAATTAAACCCGAATTAGGAGATTATTTCATGCGAAGTTCAATAGATTCAGGTAGTTCTTTTAAAATTTTTCTTATTGTGTCTTCGCCCACGGCTGCACCTGTTTCTTGTGTCAGGGCCACGAGCCGGGCCACTGCGTCCCGGGATCTCGGGTCGATTTTGTTTTTTTGGCATAGCGCACCAATCACGACATGAAGAGTCCTGCGCTCTTTGGTGCTCATGGGTTTGTCACTTTGAGTCGGGGCGTCCGTTGTTTCGTCGGTCTCGCTGGTCAAATCATCCCACCACTGAGGGGTCGGCAATCCTTTCGTCTGAGCCCATAGGATAAAAACGCGGGGCTCAAAAAGAGCGTTCACCGGGTCTTCACACGGACGGAATGTTTTTAATTTTCCAGCCGTGACCGCCGCAATAGTCATGTCTCGCAAAGGCTTCATCTTGAACTCAACCATCATTTGGCGGTCTATGGCTTGGTCGGGATCGTTCATGTTCCACAACGCAATGGCGGATTCAAGATCCCACAAGTCCATTCTGCGCCACTTGCTCCATCTGTCTTCACGAAGTTTTGCATAAGCAATTATCACAAGCCACCTCACTTGCACCTGAGAAGATCCAGGGCCAGGGGGTCAGGTGTCACCCCTTTTCGGGCCGGGTAGCAATTCCGGTCCTAGGCCCTGGAAATGTGAGAGGCTACTTCTTTCCGACGATCCGCGCCGCGCAATACTGCCCGGCAATCCGTTCCTGCTGGTTCACATATGAATAATTGTGGGCGTTCACGACGATCTCTCCCACCTGGCCGTGTACACACTCAACCGCCTGGGCCATGACGCGGCGCTGCTGTTCGAGCAGGGCCTCCAGGACCTTGGCGCAAAGGCGCGGATGCCCTTCATGTGGAACAGAATCCCCGTCCACGTCCTCCAGGATCTTGACGAACGCCTTGAGCGGTTCGCTGGCCTCGTCAAACACGTCCACGAGGGCCTGGTCAAAGGTCAGTTTTGTGTAGTCGATCTTGTCTTTTTCGATGTCGTTCAATACTGCCTGTGTAGCCATGATGAACCTCCATGTGGTTCGTTGGTGGTTAGGGCCTTGTGGGGAGTCACTACCTCCCCGCCTGGCCCGTTCTCCGCCCGGCACCGCGCCGGACAGAGGAAATTTATTCTTCGCCGCTGATGTTCGAGACCTTGGCTTTTTTCTTCACCTTCACCATATCGTTGACCAGGGAGACCGCCTTCCTCAAAGCTTGGTCGGAGAGGTGCGCATATCGCTTCGTCACGCTGAGGTCGCCATGGGTCAAGAGCGTTCCCACTTCATATAAAGATGCGCCCGAGCTGGCCAGGTGAGAGGCGAAGTGATGCCGTAGCCCATGCACCGGGCGAAAGTCCTTTGGCAGTCCTGCGTTCTTCCTGAGCCGCCTCCCCATGCGCGTGAAGCCTTCCCTCGGGCCACCGTCCGCGCCGGGCCACACATAGGGACTCTCTCTGCGGGTGATGCGCTGTAGAACCTCCACGGCGCTTTCAGAGAGAGGTACTGTCTGTGTCTTGTCGTTCTTCGCCACATCCCCGCGCAGGGTCAGGAATCCGTTTTCCAAGTCCACGTCCGACCATTGAAGGTTGAGAAGGGCGGTCTTGCGGATGCCGGTAAAGAGCGCCAGCCGGAAAAATGCCGCGTCGTCTTGGTCGGGTTCTGCATCCAATGCTTTAAGGTATGCTTCAAGCTGGTCCTGGCTCATGAACTCGGTCTTTTCGTTGTCCACGGACGGCATCTTGAACTTGAGGTGAGAAGGGGCCTCGATGTGGCCCACGTCAGCCGCCCACCTGAGCATCCTCTTGAGCAGGGCCAGGACGTGCTTCTGGGTCTGAGCGGAAAGGGTCTTGTTGGTTCTGGGGCTCTTGCGCTTGGCAAGGTCTCTGCGCAGGCGTTCAAGGTCCAGGGTCACGAGGTCGGCGGGGACTTTCGCTTTCATCTCATCGGGGATGTGGGCGAAATATGAAATATCAGGTTTTGCGCAGGCGCGGGTCTTGTGGGCTTCGTCGTACTCATCCCATATTTTTTGAATGGTCCACCGGCCAGCCGCTGCTTCCTTGGCGGCCTTCTCCTTGACGCGCTTCACCGCGTTGGGGTCAGCCTTGCCGCGCATCCTGTCGGCACGCAGGTTTGATGCCTTGGCCGCTGTCATGCCCTTGTCGCTGCTACCGGCCTTCTCGTTGACCTCGTTGGAGGTCCGTCCCTCGGGGATGTAGTCGAGCCGATAGCGGATGTAATAGGTCTTCACACCCTTCTGGTCTGTTCGCCAATAGACGCCAGGATAGGAAATTTCGTCTTTGGGCTTTTTCTTTTTCGCGGCCATTTAGCTTCCTGTGCGGGTTAGCGGGATTTTCTTTATCACACTCTTTATCACACGCAAGATAAAAATAGACCGTTTTTAAGGGATGTCAATAGAAAAGATATTTTGATAAGTGCCTGAAAGATAATGAATAATCGTAAAAGAGAGAAAATAGTAGAAAAGATATTTTAAAGCCTCCGGAGCTAAAGGCCGCAAGTTCGATTCTTGCATTGCGCACCAGAGAAATCAAGGAGTTAGGCATAAAAACCTAGCTCCTTTTTTCTTTTACCATTTCTTTATCACATTCTTTATCACACCCGCGAAATATGGGCTTAACCCGCGCCATTTCTTTATCACACCGTCATCACATTTTTATCACACCTTTATCACAAATCAGGTCTTCCCAGCGCCACCATTCGGACAACAAAAAACCCGCCCTCACATCGAGAGCGGGTCCAGCCGTCCGCGTCTGGTCAATCGCGGTTGGCTTCCGAAAAAAAGCCCGCCTCCGGGATACCCTAACTGGAGGCGGGCTCAAACTCCACGGTTCGCTACAAGCTTCCCGTCTGGTTTGATTGTCCCATGAGGAGTAGGACATTTTCTGCGCAGGAACTGCGGGGAAACTGCGCAGAAATCTATGTTATCACTCGCCGCGTTCGTCCAAGGTCACGAACGGGGAGAGAGTGTTGCTGCCGTTCAGCGGAATGATGGGCGCGTCGTGGATCGGCTGGCCGTTGTTCCGGGTAATGAACCGGAAGGCCACTTCATCGTGCAGGAAACGCACATGAATGCTTTCCGCCTCTTCGACTCCACCCTTTTCGATCAACATGTACTGGCTGAAGTCACCCAGCATAATGTCCCACTTCGAGCCGATGGTGGAGCAGAACTCAGTGGGCACGACGGGCAGGCCAAACAGGCCACCGAGGGGGAACTTCCGGAAGTCGAGGGCGTA